TGGTCGGGGTAGCAGGATTCGAACCTGCGACCTACTGGTTCCAAACCAGCCACGCTAACCAGACTGCGCTACACCCCGAATATATTGGATGCGAAGCGTTGGAATTGCACCAACTTCTACTGGTTTATGAGACCAGCGAGATACTATACCTCCCGCCCGCAAAACTCTTGGTGCTGATAGTTGGAATCAAACCAACCTGAAACGCCTTATGAGAGCGCCTCGACATCTTGCCGACCTATCAGCGAAATGGCACCAGTGGAAGGAGTCGAACCCTCGCCTGCTGTTTTGGAGACAGCCGTGCTACCGTAACACTTCACTGATAATGGCGGAGTGGTGGCGGAATCGAACCCCTGGCCTTTCGGCTCTACTGGTTTTCAAGACCAGACTAGTATCCCCGACTAGATACGCACTCCATTTTTATTTAAACTTGGTGGACCAGAGAGGAATCGAACCCCCGACCCTCTGAATGCAAATCAGATGCTCTCCCAACTGAGCTACTGGCCCGAAACGTATTCTATTTAGTAATATTACCGCATTTTAACAGACAAGTCAACAACTTTTTTGGCGGAGAGTGAGAGATTCGAACTCTCGGTAGACTTTCGCCCACGCTTCGTTAGCAGTGAAGTGCCTTAGACCAACTCGGCCAACTCTCCAATTTGGTAGGCATGGTGGGACTCGAACCCACTGAAGAACACCCATCTGATGCTAAAGGCTTTATAAGAGCCTCCCCGCTACCCAGCGTCACGCCCAAACTTTGTAAACTTATAAATACTAAGCAGCAGATGATTGAGGATACAATGAAAGCATATACTTACACTATTACCCACATTTCTACTGGTAATATTTATTACGGAGTAAGAAAATCGTCCATCGAAGATATTGGAGTGGACTACTTTTCTTCCTCTAAACTTATCAATCGCCTCATACAAGAGGATGGTATTGAAAACTTTTCATTTAAAGTTAGAAGAAAGTTCGATACATACGAAGATGCTCGTAAACACGAAACCAAGTTTCTTCAGAGAGTGAAAGCAGTATCTAATCCTAGGTTCTATAACCAAGCCATTTCTTCTCCGAGAGTGTGCAAGAAAGACTCACATTCAGAAGAAAAAAGAAAACAATCTATTTCAGAAACTATGAAACTGCTGTGGCAGTCAGAAGACTACAGAAATAGACAAAAATTCAACAAACTCTCTAAAGAAGAAAGATCTAAGAGAGGAAGAAAAGGCGGTCTTGCAACTGCTAAGACCAGAACCAAGAAACCCAAAAACAAACCTACTTACAGTGAAATCTTGATCGTCAAAGACGGTAAGACCAAAACAGTAAAAAGAAACCAAGTCCCAGCATACAGAAAGTATGGTTGGGAAAGGGCGAATGGCGACCCGTACGGGGATCGAACCCGTTATCTCTGGCGTGACAGGCCAGCGTCTTAACCAATTCGACTTACGAGCCATTATAGCTTTCGGGCAGACGAGGACACACATTCGTCTCTTCTCTCACATTTGTTACAGCGCCGTGAATTAGCCGTATATACTTGCACCATATATCCGGTCCTATCATTTAGAACGATAGGTATATGGCTACGTATGCACCCGAAACTTGGAGGATCCTCAGGGACTCGAACCCTGAACCTTGAGATTAAAAGTCTCTTGCTCTACCTATTGAGCTAAGGATCCATTATATTGGTAGGGCGGATGGGACTCGAACCCACATTGCACAGATTGAAAGTCTGTTTTCCTAGGCCAATTAGAAGACCGCCCCGTAACTTACACACTTAATATACCCTGAAAGAAAGTCAAAGTCAACTTCTTTCTGAATGGTAGACCGAGAGGGGATCGAACCCACGACAAAGGGATTAAGAGTCCCCTGCTCTACCAACTGAGCTATCGGTCCATAAACTGGTGCTGTAGGAGAGATTCGAACTCCCGACCTACTGATTACTAATCAGTTGCTCTACCAACTGAGCTACTACAGCATGGTTGTCCCTGCTGGCTCCGACCCAGCGACCCCAGTCTTATCAGGACTGTGCTCTACCAACTGAGCTAAGGGACATCAATTCTTAGAAAGATACAGGTTTACTATGTCACTCATTCTGATGGTTGCAATCCAGAGCAGAACCTATTTGCGACACAAGGTTTGGGCTTTTTTACGGATCCTCGCCCGCACGAGCCTGTACCTATCTAAGAATTGGAGGGAGTGATGGGACTCGAACCCACATATTTTAGGTTTTGCAGACCTTGCCGTAACCAATTCCGGACACACACTCCCATAAAAAAGGCGGCTAAAGTAGCCGCCCTCTATTTAGTCAGAGACCAGCGGCCAGTGCTCGATAACCAGCAGCAATTAGCTTGCGACTAGGAGTACCTGCACGATACTTAGCGACAGTTTCGCCCTTTGAATTCTTGCGCTCGTTTAGATAGATCGCATAACCCATCTGACGGATCTGATAAACAGCGTCATGTGGATTAGAGATACCGTAGCGAGTCTTAATCTGCGCAGCAGTAAGCTGCTCACCACGACCAACTAGAGCCTCAAGAACCTTCTCAACCTTACTAATGCTAGCAACCATTATATACTTCTCCATTATTAAAAGATGTCGACAACTCGACCGTTAGAATCAACTGCACGGATCCGAGCTTCCGGAAACTGCCACTGCAGCTGACGCATCCCATCTCGATACAAGAGAGGAATATTCTGAGTATACGAATACGTACGCCAGTTACCCGACTGATCCTGAAGCTGAATTTCGATCATGTCCATATCCGTAACTCCTTTTCTTAGGTTAACTTAATCTTACTATATTCTTCGAGGAAAGTAAAGACATTTTTTAGATCAGCGAAGATAAACTTTTTGTTCTGCCAGCTATCTTCTTGATCGTTACCACTAACCTCTACCATCCAACCGTTCTCGTAACGGTTGACAGTAACACTATCCGAAACATTCATAAATGAGTCACTTAGCTTAACCGTAGCCATATCATCCTCTTCTAGATTTGGTTCCTACTGTCGTCAAATCGACATCGGGACCAGCATATTGCAATCCGCCTTTGTTATATAGCGGCATAACCAGACTCGCTTTCTTCAGGATTTCCTTCTGAACGTGCTCTGGCTCTTTGTGAAGGTTAGTCATAATATCTCGCTTCGAACAATCACCGGCGACTAGCGCCTTGTCGTCGTAATGGCGAGTAGAACGATCAACCACCATAGACTCATTATACTCTTTTCTGAACGATAAGTCAAGCGATTTTTTGTCTTTTTTAGATTTTATTTGATCCGGGTGAAGACCCTTTGATATCAACCATCTATCGTGGTCCGAGACTAGCTTGGACTTAGCCTTATTCTTACGGCTCTGTTTACGCTTGCTAACAGTCGTCGTATAATAGGCTGGAAGAATGTGCATAGACATAGTTATCTCCTAACTTTGTCTATCATACCCCTGACTCAGAAAAAAGTCAAGCGATAATTTCTAAGATTTGTTTCAATTTCTCTACTGAAGGTTTATACTCTTGTTCAAGTATTTCTCGAGCATATCTATGATTCTCATAGTCTAATTGTCTTAGATACTTGTATCTAGAGTCAATAACAGCCTCTAAAACTATAGGCAATATTTCTGAATACTTGATATACAGTTTATCGTCATTCATCGACCTCTTCCTTCAAGTTCTCAACAACTATATATTCAGCTTCTTTACTTATCTGCATATGTTCTTCAAGAATATCTCGAACTTTGATAAGCCGATCTTCAATATCGATAATAGTATTATGAACAGCTTTATCATTATGACCTTCTTGAAGATCAATCAATGCTGCGTTCAAATTCATATCTGCAGAATAGTCAACTTGCCACTTATGAAACTGTCCGCCTTCGTCCATGTCTTCCATCAATTTAGGTTGAGGAAATAGAATGTTTTTAATAAGTTCTAACTTTTCTTCAGCGGGTGTATTAGTTCTTTTCTCAACTTTAAATGGCCACATAATATAATTCCTTCAATTACTTTTTCTTCCGACCCATATTATATTTAGTTTCTAAAGTCCATTCATGCTTTTCTTTATGGTTGATAATCTTAATCTGACTCATTGAAGCTAATGGCTCGTTAATACGCTCTGGGTCTACAACTTTCAACAAACCCCATTCTTGAAGTAGCTGAATAATCTTATTACGACGACCTTTATCTTCGTCAGAAAAATTAGAAGGCTTACCGTCTATAGTAAACATTTCTTTAAAATGGACAATATAATACTTACCCTGCTTATGAAAAATATGGCAGGACTGATAAAGTTTTTTCTCTTTACGTGAAGCAACACCTATACGAGTTAGGGTTTCTTTGATCTTGAGAAAATCTTCTTCTTCAGCAATCTTCACCTCAATTAAAGAATCTAAAAGTTCATTCATTTGACTCCACCTTTATTATTTTTATTTTTTATAAGTTCAATTTGTTGTGGCGTAAGAATCTTTAATGCTTCTTTAGTGCGCACAATATTGTATTTATAATAATTAGAAACCAAGGTTTGGAGTTCTTCTTTCTTCTTACGGTCAGCCTTTTCTTTATCAGTTTCTTTAACGCCTCTCATCTTTCTTTTTCTTATAGAATTATAAAGATAATCATAATGCATTTGATCTGTCACACCATAGTGACAATTCATTTCATTAGCATAAAGAATTGTTTCTCTATAGTTTGATAAAACGCTATTAGTTCTCCATTGGCTATACTCTGAATCAACGTCAACCTCTTTACCAGAAGTTATTGAGTTTTCAAATCTCCAGTCATACCTTGGTTTCTGTATTTTAATTTCTTGTTCAGGCTCTTTTCTTTCCTGTAACGTAACGTCTAAAAACTTAGCCATCACACAAACTCACATTCAATCATAACTTGAACTAGAAATGCCATAAAATTAATTTCAGGATTTGCAGCAAAAGCATTCTGGTATTGATATTTTGCTAGCTGTAGAACCAACACTGGTGCTGTTTGCTTAGTGCAAATATCAGACGAAATTTCATAGAACTGATTATAAAGATAATTAACATCCGTATCTAGATTATTTTTTACCCACTTACGGATTTCAGTATAATTCTGTTCCTTCATCAACTTAACAAGATCCTTGATAGAAGTCTCTGTCATATTTGCTAGAATGCCAGAGTCAATCTTACCAGTCGCTGAATAACGCTGAAGCTCGTTAAGGACTCGCCGCCAATCTGGGAAGTGCTTATTGATTACTTCAGCAACAACAGCCTTATCAAACTCAATGCTTTCTGATTCAAGAATAAATGTAACTCTCTTGAAGAACTGCGTAGCAAGCTTGGCCATAGCCTTCTTGCTAATTTTAAAATCAATTACCGAGCATCTTGAATGCAAAGGTTCAATGATACGGTTCTTGAAGTTGCACGTAAGAATGAACCCGCAGTTTCTTGAGAACTCTTCCATAAAATTGCGAAGTGCGGGTTGAGTAGAATTGGCATTAAGATAATCCGCTTCGTCAAGGATGACATATTTCCTGCCACCGGAAAGTGATACGGATGACGCAAAGTTGAGTATTTCGTTACGAAGTGTGTCGATATTTCCATTCATAGATCCATTAATGACGATATAATCACAACCAAGCTGTTCTAGCATAGCACGTGCTACGGTCGTCTTACCGACACCTGCTGTTCCTGCTAGGATTAAATTAGGGATATTCTTTTGATCAACAAACTGTTGGAATGTTGCCTTCAAATCACAAGGAAGAATAGTTTCTTCAATAGTCTTAGGTCTGTATTTTTCAGTCCAGATAAAATGTTCATCCATGTCAAAATTCTCCATTATATAAATAAGCGTAGGTCACGGAGTCCCCACTCCTACCTACTCTAACGCTAATTAGGAGCGCCAGCATATGATTATATATAAAATCACCAACCTTATCAATGGCAAAATTTACGTAGGTAAAACTACAAAAACCGCCAAAGAAAGATTTAAACGCCATTTCTACAACCATAAAACTGGTAACACCTACCTCTATAAATCTATGCGAAAACATGGGTTCGATAATTTCAACATAGAAATAATAGAAAAAACTGAAAACTTGAACGAAAGAGAATCGTTTTGGATATCAGAATTATCGCCCGAATATAATATGACCTCCGGAGGAGATGGAGGAGATACTTCTCAATCCCCAAATTATATTACTGCAATAAAACAAAGAGATATATCAGGTCAAAAAAATCCAATGTTTGGAAAGAAAAGAACAGATACTGCAATCTATCTCGTTGCTGCCAGAGAAAAAATGATTCAAGCAAATAAATGTCCAGTCATTTGCGAAGGTATCGAATATGATTCAGTAGGCAAAGCCCAAGAAGCATATCCTGGAATATCTATACGCAAAAGACTGGACAACCCAAAATATCCTAATTTCTATCGCCTAAGAGAAAAAACTATCAAAAGGTAGAACTTGATTCCACGGCAATATAATATTCTACATCATCATGAACAAAATGGGAGATACCCTTTGATGAAATATTAACATCATAATCGCCCGGAATGATCTTAATATTCTCAGCCTTAAAGATTGCCTTGAATGCCTTATCAGTATCACCAATCTGAACAGAATAGATGTCGCCAGAAGGATTCTTAGAATCAGCAGCCTGTAGATAAAGGTTCTTACCATCACCCATAACAACAATCTCAGGAAGAGCAAGAATGCCTGCTGCCTTCTCAACATCCTTGAGATTATCATTAGTCAAACGAAAAGTAACATCAACCGAAGGAAGATTGATTTCTCTTTCCGGAGCCTTTGTTACCGTGCTTTCGTCAGCATACACATAATGAGTCTTACGATTATTGTCAGAAATGTCAACAGACTTATCTCCAAACTTAAAATCTGGATCAGTGAAAGTGCTAACGATCGAAATGAAACGATCGAGATTATAGATTGCAAATCGTCTATCAAAGTCGGTCTTAACCTTTGCCTTTGCCATGATTGTCTTGGTTGGCGAAATGGTCTTAAGAACATTGCCTTCCTGAACAACAATGGATGGATTGATCTTCGCAAAGTTCTTCAAAACATTAACTGTATCTGTATCAATCTTCATAATATATTTCTCCTATCACTTATTTTTTGACTTCATCATTTTCTTTGATTTGATTGCTCCTGGGTCTGCTGTTGCAGAAACACCAATTGAAGCAAGATCAGCAAGCGAACCACCAAAGATATAAGTTCCGACGTGCTGCAACTTCATCCATGGACAGAACCATGTGCGTAGACCAATGTCCTGCGCCTTCTGACAGAACCAATAATCTTCTGAAAGATAACGCTTAGAAACTGGATCGATTTCTGCCTGGAAATACATAAGGATCTCGCGAGTGCCATCGAAATGTTCTGTGCGCACGTGATCAGGCTTATAACTATACTTGTCTTTATAGTGATCGTAAAACTTTTGCATGGCATTCTTCGAGACCATCATAAAGCCTGTTCCAATCTCAAGAACCTCTACTGGCTCATTGACAGGAATAGATTGCTGTCCACCCTTTGGATTAAACACATAATCGCCAACATATCTTTCAAGAACATTTGGATCATCGTCAGCAACGCCCTTATCCACAGCGTGCTTAATCTTTTCCCAAGAGATACACTTCTTAGGATATGGACCTCCAATAATGTCATACTTCTCTTCTTCATTGGCCTGAAGAGCCATAAGAGCAATAACGTCTTGAGGATTGAATCCAATGTCAGAATCAATAAACATTAGATGCTGCATGTTAGAACGCATGAACTCATCACAGCAATAATTACGTGCACGAGTAATTAGAGATTCATTAAACAAATAATAAAACTGTAATGGAATATTATACTGCGTACAAATAGATGCTAGATCTGAAGCAGACTTAGCAAACATACCAGCGCATTGTCCACCATACATAGGCGCAGCAACAAACAAACCACGCTCTCTCAACTTTTCAATAGGAATCTTAATTTCCATAATATACCTTTCTATGCTGTAATAGTATTTTTATAATTACATGATTGACAATGAACTTCTTTTCGAGGAGGATGAGAAGTCAAGATCATATTAGGCTGTGATTCTACCAACTCATCGCCGCACGCAGGACACTGAATACCAGTACCATGATTCATTCTTACATTTCTCTTTTCTTCTTCATACTCTTCAAGAGTTCTCATTTCTTATCCTTGTAGTGATCTGCATACAACATCATTATAACATAATGAAGAACTTTTAGCAAGTCATCTTTATTGCTGCCATGTTTTTTTCCATAGCGCCAAAGATACTTGATAGCTGTGTTTCGGAAGGTGGGCATTGAGTCACCGAGGGCGAGCCACACATCAAAACATTCTATATTCTGCTCTTCAGTCATATAATGCTGCCCATATGTCTTATCAATATAGGCATGGAAGTCACGAATAATTTCGTCTTCCTTGTATTTATATTTAGGTTCAGTGGAATTTTTCATTCTTGTATCATTAATAATCTTAGTGAGTGGAACCCATGTTTCTCGAATATCACATCCTTCACCATCTAATCTTGTCATTAAGTCATAACCTCCATAATATAGTCAATAATCTTTTGCTGATCTTCTTTATTATTGTTTTTCATCTTAGTAGTGTTAAACATCAACGTCATGTTTGACAGAATATTTGCAATCTTAGTTTCTCTGCCCTGAAGCCACGTTTCGTTTTGGTTACTGCCACGTTCTTTATATCTTTCTTCACGGACAGTTTTATCCGTTTCCAAATAAAGGATCTCTGTGTCATAATTTTCTACGCAATGTTCAAGAAAGGAGGATGTGAAAAGGCGGTCGCCCTCGAAAAGAACAACCGCATCTTTATCTAAACTTGCTAGGAATTTAACTGCTTCTGGCTGAACGGCCATAGACATACGGTCTGTACCGGAAAAGGTTTCACCCTCTTCATACTTACCTAGAATATAAAGACCACCAGCCTGATGATAGGGAACTAATTTGACTTGAGTAAACTGTTCTAGAAACAGATACTTCTTCATAATCTCTTTCATTAATGTAGACTTACCAGCACCTGGTTCGCCACCAATCGCAATCACTTTCATTATGTAAACCTTTCAATACCAACAGCTTCAGGTTCAACAAACAAACCTGTGCAATCTAGAATACCATTCTCACTATATAAAGCCATTTTACTATTGTTTATTTGATTAGTCAATAGTTTATTATTTAGGGTCTCAACACGAGCATCCCACATGGGTTGCCAATCAATTCCATCCCAACCATCCTTTTCGCATTGAGCAATTTCTTCTGCCTGACGATCAAGATAATAACTTAGGTAACGACCATGTTTAACTCTGAATAACTTTTTAAAAGAACAGAGACATGTTTCCATATCAAAGTAATCAGTATCAGGAAATTCCTCCTGAACTTCTTTTAGAATATAATACGCTTGGCCGTCAAGATAATTTATTTGTTTTGCGTTTAGTTTTTGATCATACCATTCATCTAACCCAAGAGCAAGACATAAACCGTTACGATGTGAACGTGAACCTGAATAATCGTCAAGCATTAGGTTACTTGGTTCAATGGGTAATCCACAACATTGTTTAAGAGTTTGTAAATAAAACCAAGTTGAGTAACGACCAAACTTATGAAACTTGGTCTTAACTTCGTCCCATAGCGCATCAAAGTTTTCTCTTGGTGTTCCAGTAAGGAACGGGCGAAACGCTTCAATTTGAGAACGATCACCAACCCAGTTTTTGTAAGATTCAAACTGTGCAGGCAAATGACCCTTGTTCCACTTAGTGTCTGTTTGATAACGTAGTCTTTTATAATTATGATTGTTCCAATCTTTCAGGCGATCAAGACCAACAAGTTCCATGTCTGGAAACTCATTCCATATCACCCAAGTTGTTGGAAAATAATACGTTGTGCCGTAGATCCAAGCAATCCAGAGTTTTTGTTCTCTGTTATGCTCGAACCTACGGAACAAGTAATTGGTCATAAAGATAGCGGGGTCGCAATCCTTAATGGAAAGCGACCACCGATACCAGTTTATAAAGTCTTGCTTACTTTTCGAATACGGGTAAGACATCTAGCTCCAATGGAAGATTGCAGTATTTGATTACTTCTTTGAGATTTTCCACCCAGCCCTTTTCAACAGATTCTGAGTATTCTTCTTTGCTCTTATAGTATACTACAATTGCACCCTTCTTCAACTTCTCTGATCGCATATGTCGCAGAGCGTATCCAATAGCTTCACCAAATTTCAGTTTGGTGCCGTGAGTATAAATTGCAGCAATTCCCTTCACTTCATACTTATTTGCAGTGTAACGTGTCAAATAAGCATCATCATATGTGATCAAGTTCTTCTGATATTTTAGTTCTGCCTGATCTTTATTGAAGTCTGTCAAAATAGACTGAAGAGCACCAGATAGCTGCTTTTTTGTTGCAGCAACAGAAGTAAAACGCTCGTAAATAAGTTTGCGAGCCTTCTCTATGTCTTCATTCTTATTAAAATCAAGCTTGAAGCTAAGAAGATAGTTGATAACATTACGCTTCAAATCTTCTTTGCTGTTTGTCTTCTTGATCTCGAAAGATTCTCTGTTTTCATAAAGACCAAACAAATCATAGTTGTTCTGCTTTTCCAATTCATTAGAACCAAATTCTGATTCATGGATGAAAATAACAGGAACGCTATCCCACCCCTTTGCCTTTTTGGCAGCAGCAAACCTTGTGTTACCATCGACAATCATTTTCGTGCCGCAATCCTTAACGACACAAACAATCGGCTTAAACACCTGTCTTGCTAAGGAAGGATTCTCTTCCATTCGAGTAACAATCTCACGAACAGAATGAGGGTCAACAATAACAGTTCTTACCTGATTACGTTCAAACTGTTCGACCTCAAAGATAGAAAGAGTCTCATAGTCTTTAAGGTCAGTAAGATACTTTACATTCTGTGAAAGACGTTCAACCAACTCAACATCAGTTGATGTTGTCTTCTTTCCTTCAATACCGTTTCCTCTACCTTCAATATAATCTATGACAATCTTTTTCATGTTTGGTGTTAGCAACGAAAGATCTACGCAATGAGCGTTATTACGCTCAATGTAAAACATATCCTTGTTAACTTTAGTACCATAATCAAGAGCAAACCATTCTAGAGTTTGCGCCACATTATCTTGATCAGCAGCGCCTTCGAACAAAAGAGTCTTTTCCACTAGACCCTTAGAATAGTCTTTCCAAAATTCTTCGTTCTTAAGCGAAGTAATATAATTATAATAATCTTTACCGTTTGGGGATTTATACCCAATGTTAATCTTACCACTCTTCTTGCAACGCTGACCATAAACCTGAACTGAATTTTGCATGATAATACTCCTCTTAGTGCGGGATAGTACTTCATTACTAGATTGAGAACTATTCTCAATAAACATATATTACCACTACTCTGAGAAAATGTCAAGCCCTTTATATTCGAGGAAGAGTTCTACGCAACCTCCTTTTCCTTTTTTGGTTGCAGCCTTATATATCACATCATCCAGAGAGTAATCAATTTTCTCAAACTCCGAAGAGTTTACTCGAAACATAGCCAATAGACATCCACTTTTTTGTTTACCTACGAATTGTATGCCTAGCTTTTTGTAGAATGGTATAGCAGGAATTTCCGAAGAAACTCGAAAATAATCCGCACTCGAATAGAAAGCATAATACAAAGATTCATTGCACAATTTTCTAGCAACACCTTTGTTTCTGTGCGCATAAAAAGTGTGAAGCAATTGAAGGTTAGCCGTATAAGGTTTACGTTTTGAAATAGTTGTGAGAATGGCTCCGGCAAGGTCATCGCCTTCCCAGAGCCCAACAACTTCGTCCCACTTATTCAACATGTCGCATTTAGCAACAAATGTCTTGGCAAACTTATCTTCTTTACGATCGCTAATGCTTGCTACAAATTGTTCTCTTGTAACCTTTTTAAACTGCGATAAACTCTCGAGCTTTCTTTCCTCGCTCTTTTCCATATTTTGTTTTCTCCCATGACGTATAAATCTCGTGATCATATTTTAGTTCAGGAAATTTATAATCGCCCTCAAGAAGAATTTGCAGAACATCTGGGCCATTATTAAGCGCAGCATCTATAAACGCTTCAACAAATCTAAAAGAATCTTCTAACTCTCTACGATCAAAAGAATTACGGAAACAACGGAACTCAATAGTTCCTGTGTGCTTCATACAATATGTATTAATAGCATAACGGAATGGGCGACCCATTGATACGCCATCTTTACCAGCAGCATGTAGCTTGATAAAGTGTTCAAAATCTGTTGCTAAATTAATAATGTTAGCAGACATATAATCTGGCATTAATCGACCACAATCTAACTTTAGATAAGTCTTTGCTGTTTTTGTGGAGGCCATATCCGGATGCAATCTAAACGCATGAATACGATCAACTACAACATGTTGATTATCACGGATATATGCTACAAGTCTTTTTAACCCTGCAATATCTTCTCGAAGACCGGGAACGAAAACATGAATGTGATTATGAGAGATACAGTTGCTAGTAGGAGAACAATTATTTCGCTTATAAAAATCAAGGATTTCAAAAATACGATCAACCTGTTCTGGCCAAGTTTTCGTTGGTCTAACATTTATTTCTCCTCCGAATGGTGGTTCAATACCAAGTGGGTCACAAGCAATACCACGATAAGGTGGATTTAAATTAACAACATCTGTTTCTGAAAACTCCCATTTACCTAAATGTTCTGGAAGTGGAAGGCGGCGATCCACATCTCCCACTTCCATCTCAAACCCCCAAGTAAAACTCTTTGGGTCATATGTCATTGCAAATCCTCAATCGTTGGAAATTCATACTTATTATAGCTTATTACTTTGAAATTTTCAACTATAAAAACTTCGAACATAGGAGCAGTAACTTGGAAACTCAAACCACTCCTCTTTAGAATATCAGCAGTTGATGCAAAGATAATACCATTTGAAGCGTATGAATAATGCAATGGTCTGGCTTCGTTACGAAAAGCAGTAATTACTTTATCTTTATCTAGAGTGCAAACTGACATACTAGAAGGATGAAATTTATGCAAAGGGACTTCGCCAGCTTCTAAACAACGTAAAATTAATTCGCTATCGTTCTTTGTGATTACATCATATCCAAAAGTTCCTTTCCACTGTTCTGGGTTCTCTTGAGAGATAACACCGTTATGAACAATAGAAAGTTCTTCGGTTGCCATTGGTTGATTGTATGCAAGATCGCTAGTTGAGTATCGAACATGACCAATGCAATATAAATTGCCATCTTCGTTTGCCCAACTAGAAATATCTTTACTATTAATAAATGTGTAAGCATCAACTGGTTCTTTGATTGTATGAACCTTACCATCTTTAACATATGATACACCTGTGGCATGTTTGCCACGAATCATTGATTCAACAAAAAGCCGACGAACCAGTTCAAATTCTTTTTCGCCGGGATTTTTGATAGCTATGCCTAACACTCCACACATTAGAAAAATGCCTCTAGACTCGCTTCTTCTGCCTTACCATAAGGATCTTTCAACCCATGAACATGAAGATAATCATACCATTCCTTATCTTCCCACATACCTGGGGAAACACCATTCCACAATGGACGCTGCAAAGGATGCGCCTTATTCATACGACGTTCTTCTACATATTGCTTACGTAGCATTTCATAATCATATGATTGTAATTCAAGCATCTTCTCACGGAAGTAACAAACTACAGAAATACGCTCAGAAGTAGCGCTATCAGGATTGTTAAGAACAATAGGGGTATTTCCATGGATAACTTCATGGTTATTGACAAGCAAAAGGTCACCAGGACGCACATTAACAGCAATTCTATACTCCGGAAAAACAAGGTATCCTCCTGTGTACTCTCCTGTGCCAAGCACAAGTAGATTACTTAGGCCAGCGTCCAAGTCTCCTGCGTCTCGATGACATGCAGTACGGAATGTTTTATTAACAGTGATTGTAGTAAACACTGTTTCAGGAACAAGAAAACGTGGATCAAGTTTGTCTGCTGCCGCTTTCTGATTATTCCAACGCCATGGTAGTAATTCCTTAAAACCTCTATTCAGAGATTGGAGGAATGGGTATGCCAACTTAAATAGTTCTGGGTACTTTTCAGTATATGAAGTTGCACGCCCATAAGGAATCCGAGGGTAACGATCGTACCAGCCAGCCACACCTGACCATACTGTTGCTGCATAGTTAGTGGTCGATGCCCACTTTTCTGCGACCATTCTTGCTTCTTCACGAACCATCTCCTTGGGTTTGTTATTAAGACCATCTACCCACTTATCAAACCAACCATGATATTCTGGATAAACCTTAGTTACTTCTGAACGCAACCAAACAGTCCCACGAACTTCGTCAACTGGCTTATATCTTGGATCATTATATTTCGCACGAATACTTTCAATTGAAGTATCGTCAAAAAGAGTAGCGCCATCGTCCATTAAGAAGTCAAGTACTTCCTGTTGATATGGTGTAACCCAATCACGACCACCACGACCTTCCGTGGCAAGCATTTCACCACGAGGGCCAGCTGCAAGACCACGATTCTGTGATTCAGTTGCAGCTTCTCTCAAACCAAGATAAGCACTATCTTGTTCTTCTTGACTAAAGTAATTCTTACGGAATTTGAATGCAATACGTAATTCATCATTACCTTTATCGCAATTTTCGCAATCTTTTGCGCCGCAATCCGCCTTAGTAAGAGGATCGCAAAGCGGCGGCATATAACAATCTGTGTCTTCTTCGATCAAAATGTCATAATTTGATTCATCAACAAATTGACCAAGAAGGTGTTCACAATCATGTTTTTCTCTTGCTACAATACGTCTAACCATAATTTGCCTCCACAATTTCTTTCATCATGTAGTATATATGCAAACTTTTAAGGCCACAAAATCTTTTTGATGTCTGGTGGAGTCCACCCATCTGGCTTTAAAATCTTTCCATCTTCTCTGCGCTTTGGCTTACCATCTGGTCCTAGTTTTGCCATGTTAGATTTGTGGACTTCGTCGAAGACAACGTCCAAGGGAATCCCGTAAGATGCAGCAGTCCCACAGACAATGTAAATAATATCAGCAAGCTCTTTGGCGACATTCTCTAGATCGTCCTTCTGTTCGCCTTCCATATATTCATTAAATTCTTCGCTCAATAACTTCATACGAAGATTTCGCTCGGCCATATCAGGAAACACTGCAGCCTGACCAATATTCTGACCAACAGCTGTTTGAAAATTCTTTACATCTTGAAACATATTACTCATATATCCACTCCGGAGGATTGCGGTTTTTCCAACTATGAAGATGAGTCTTACCCATCTTATAATAATTACGATAATTTTCTACTGGATTAGATCCAATAATGTATTCTGGCGCCATGCAAGAAGGCATAGTAGTCATGTCATACTCTTGCAAATTCTTAGGCGGAGAAGCTAATGTAGCTGAGATCTCACCATAACACTTATGCGTCTTATCATAACGATAAGTATATTCCTGCATAAGAGCAAAGAAATGATCTACCAGCCAATTATAATTCTCGACGCTCGTGCGAGCCCATACAGCAGATGGGTGATTGATATGTGTAGCTGAGTATATAACATCTTCACGTGCATCATTTAGCAACCACCATTTCTTTTTGCGGGTTTTAGTTGTTCCATCTTCCTGCTCGACTTGAACTTCGAGTTGAATCTCTCGACCATCGAGCAAACGATGCGCTGTCGAAAGCAGCTGAGCAGACTCGAGGATCATCTTAACAACATGACGATCTACCATCCACTCGGCTGCAGTAACAGGGTTCTCAGAAATATAAAAAATATTCATTACTTATCCCAGTATAGAAACAACTTAACCCAAATATAAACTAAAAAACAAATAATAGCAAATAAAATAATATCTTCGATTTTACGCATTTTTTCTGCAAGGATATAAAAATGAAAGTATCTTTCTCCTATTCCTGACAGTTTAACCAAATTATCCATTATTTTTCCACTTCCTTAAGGCTTGATCTCGATGAAACTTATTTGCTTTATCATAAAAGCGAATACCATCTAAATGATCGATTTCATGTTGAAACACTCTCGCTGACATACCTATGAATTGTTTTGTTAGAGTGTCTCCGTTTGGAGTCTGAAATCTTACTCGAATAAATTCAGGACGCTTTATTTTAACTATTAATCCGGGATAAGTCAAGCATCCTTCTTCGAGCGTAACAGTCTGTTCGCTTTGCTGCACAATCTTTGGATTGAAACAAACAAAGTTTTCTGGCGCTGCTCTCATAGCGAAGATTCGATATGGCGTTCCTACCTGATTAGCTGCTAGACCCAACCCATTGTTTTCATACATACACTTAACCAAGTTCTGTGCATATTCAACTGGGTCGAATGGAGGATCTTTAAAATCAAATTCTTCACATTCGGTTGTAATATATCTATCGTCTAATTCCATAATTTTATTCCTGTAAATATTTTTCAAATTTACTTTTCATTTTCTCATATATCCCTAAACCATTATTGCAAGCAACGCATAATAATCCTCTATATTTTCCTGTA